ATGTTGGTATTGGAACAAGTTTTACAACAACTGGTGGAGACTTGAAAAATTCAACATTACTTGCTGCAAATAATCCATCAGGAAAGCAAGCATCATCTACGGTTGCATTTAATCCAACTACTGCAAGAAGATCTTATATTGCACAAAATATTGATGCCAATGATAGTAACATCTTTGCTATTATTGTAGAAAATTTATCTGATAGTGGTAGTACAGATATTTACAATGCATTTCAGTGGAGAGAAACTAGGTGATTTATTATGAGTGATGACATTTATCTTGGTAATCCGAATTTAAAAAAGGCAAATACGCCGATTCAATTTACCAAAGAACAAGTTACTGAATTTATTAAGTGTAAAAAAGATCCAGTATACTTTGCAGCAAAGTATGTAAAGATTGTCTCTCTTGATGAGGGTTTGGTTCCTTTTGACATGTATAAGTTTCAGAAGAAACTTATCAAGAATTTCCATAACAACAGATTTAATATCTGTAAAATGCCACGTCAGACTGGTAAATCTACTACAGTAGTTTCCTTTCTGTTGCATTATGCTGTCTTCAATGACAATGTAAACATTGGCATTCTTGCTAACAAAGCAGCAACTGCTAGAGAACTTCTCGGTAGGTTACAAACTGCTTATGAAAACTTACCAAAGTGGATGCAGCAAGGTATTATTGCATGGAACAAAGGTTCATTGGAGTTAGAAAATGGCAGTAAGATATTGGCAGCTTCTACATCTGCTAGTGCTGTCCGAGGCATGTCGTTTAATATCATCTTCCTCGACGAGTTCGCTTTCGTTCCAAACCATATTGCAGACTCGTTCTTTGCATCTGTTTATCCTACTATTACTTCTGGTAAAAGCACAAAAGTAATTATCGTATCTACCCCTCACGGTATGAATCACTTCTACCGTATGTGGCATGATGCTGAGCGTGGTCGAAACGAATATGTCGCAACAGAAGTTCACTGGTCAGAAGTTCCGGGTAGAAATGCTAAATGGAAAAAGCAGACTATTGCTAACACTTCAGAAGAACAGTTCCGGGTTGAGTTTGAATGCGAATTCCTTGGATCTGTAGATACATTAATTAGTGTGGCAAAACTAAAGACTCTTGTCTATAATGATCCCATTAAGAAGAACGCAGGATTAGATATCTATGAAAATCCAATCGATGATCACAATTACATTATCACGGTGGATACTGCGAGAGGAATTGATGGTGACTATTCCGCTTTTATTGTATTTGATATCACCGACTTTCCTTACAGAGTAGTAGCAAAGTATAAGAGCAATGAAATTAAACCGATGCTATTCCCCAGCATCATTCACGATATTGCAAAAGCATATAACTGGGCTTACACATTAATTGAAGTCAATGATATTGGTGATCAGGTAGCATCTATTCTGTTCTTTGATCTTGAGTATGAAAATATTTTAATGTGTGCTATGAGGGGAAGATCAGGACAGGTTGTTGGTTCTGGATTCTCTGGTAAGAAGTCTCAACTTGGTGTCAGAATGACATCTGCAGTTAAGAAGTTGGGATGTTCTAACCTGAAGACACTGTTAGAAGATGATAAGTTGGCAACATGTGACTATGACATTATTGCAGAGTTGACAACCTTTGTGCAAAGAAAGAATACATTCATGGCAGAAGAAGGTTGCCATGATGACTTGGCAATGTGTCTTGTTATATTCTCTTGGTTAGTAGCACAAGACTACTTCAAAGAGATGACTGAACAGGATGTTCGCAAGAGAATCTATGAAGATCAAAAGAATCAGATCGAACAAGACATGGCACCATTTGGATTCTTAAATGATGGTATACATGATGATGTTGGTTTTGTGGATAGTGAAGGAACCAGATGGAGTTCTGGTGCTGAATATGGAGACAGATCCTTTATGTGGGAGTATCTGTAATGGAATTTGAAGAGGAGTTTAATCTAGAACATCTTCTCTTCCAACACAGAAAGTGTAGGTCTTGTGGTAAGATAAAAGATCTAGTATCTGATTTTTACAAAACTAGAAGGGGTAGTGGTCCCTCATCATATTCGTATGAATGTAAGGAATGCTGTGTGAAGAGAGTTACTAAGAATAGAAAAGAAAAAAGAAATAAACCAGATATACCATACAACCCAGTTCCTAGAATTAAAGATGTATATCCAGACTGGTAGTGTGTTCATGCATTGTTTCCCCATCGTAAACATACCTTTTAATAAATAACTCTAGCATAATTTGGACACTTAAGGAGAGAAAGATGCCATTGAATTTAGCATCTCCTGGTATTGTCGTAAGGGAAGTAGACCTGACGACTGGACGCGTAGATCCCACTTCTGACAAAGTTGGTGGTATTGTAGCTCCATTTGAAAAAGGACCAGTAGAGACTCCCACATTAGTCGAAACTGAAGCAGATCTGCTTAATAATTTCGGTGAACCCTACGCTGCCAATAATCAATACGAATATTGGTATACTGCTTCCTCATATCTTGCCTATGGTGGGGTATTGAGAGTTGTAAGATCGGATAATGATGGTTTATACAACGGAAAAGTAGGAACAGCAACTAGTATCAAGATTAAGAGTCCAGAGGACTATACTAATCAGGGATATGATACTAACACTATCACTAATGTAACCTTTGCTGCTAAGAACCCCGGAACATGGTCGAATGGCATTAAGGTTGCTGTTATTGATGGTAAAGCAGATCAAACTTTATCTGGAATCGTTACCACTGCATTCCAAGTTGGAATGGGCGTAACTCAAAGAGTTCCCGCAAATACAGTTGTTGCTGGTGTTGGTTCTACTTCCGTTCTTGATGGATATTTCAAAGGAATTATCACTGAGATTGGAAACTCTAGTGTAGATGTTAAATTTGTTGCTCACGTTTCTGCTGCAGGAGTAATCAGTGCCACTGATTATACTCCAGGTGGTATCTACAGATTTGCAAATAGTGGTGATGGTGCAGATACTGCTACCGCACTTTATGTTTATGATTCCAGTGATTCTAGTGAGGTGGGACTTTCAACTTATTCTTCTCAGGTAGACTGGTTCGATCAGCAGGAGATTGAACTGACAAATGGGAATATTAAGTGGAATAGATTGGTTGATAGACCTAGCACTACAGATTATGGTGCTGCTCGTAATGCTAGAAACGATGAACTTCATGTCGTAGTTTACGATGATCTTGGAACAGTAACTGGAAATGCTGGAACTCTGTTAGAGAAGCATCTGAGTCTGTCCAAGGCAACTGATGCTCAATTCTCTGCTGGAACTGATCAGTATTGGAGAGGTTGGTTACAATTTAACTCCGATAATCTGTTTGGTGGTGGAGAACCAACTGGTGTTACTACAACTGGTTTTGTTGCCGGTGCTGGTGCTACTACCTTCACTAATTTTGGTGATGGTGGATGGGATCAGAAAGCATCCGACATTACATTTAATGCTTATGGAAGTCAAACTCTGACACTCTCTGGTGGTAAAGACTACGGTAATACAACTGGTATTACTACAAATGCTGGTTTGTCAGTAACTGTTGGTGATCTTTCAACTGGATATGATCTTTTTGAGAATCCCGATACTTTCAGCATGGACTTCCTGCTGATGGGATCTGGTGCTCATGGTAAAGAAGAGACTCAAGCAATTGCCAACAAACTGATTGCTGTTGCTGAAGAAAGACAAGATGCTGTAGCATTTATTTCTCCATATCGTGAAGCATTCCTTGCTGATGGTGCTACTATTTCTCTGAATAATGCATCAACCATCACAGACAATCTTGTAAGTTATTATTCTGCCATCACATCGTCTTCTTATGCGGTGTTTGATAGTTCTTACAAGTATGCTTATGACAGATTTGGTGATACTTTCAGATACTTGCCAATGAACGGTGATCTTGCCGGACTTTGTGCTAGAAATGACATCAACAACTTCCCATGGTTCTCACCTGCCGGAACTCTGAGAGGTGCTATTCTGAATGCTGTTAAGTTGGCATACAACCCAACCAAGGCACAAAGAGACACTCTGTATTCTAATAGAATTAACCCAGTAATCTTCTCACCCGGATCTGGTATTGTTCTGTTTGGTGATAAGACTGGACTCGCAAGAGCATCTGCCTTTGACAGAATTAACGTTCGTCGTTTATTCATCTATCTGGAAAGAGCAATTTCTGCTGCTGCCAGAGATCAGATGTTCGAATTCAACGATGAGATTACTAGAACAAACTTTGTTAGCATCGTTGAGCCTTTCCTGCGTGATGTTCAGGCAAAGAGAGGCATCACTGACTTCGTAGTCAAGTGTGATGAGACGAATAACACTGCTGCAGTGATCGATAACAATGAATTTGTTGCCGATATCTATATCAAACCAAATCGTTCCATCAACTTCATCGGTCTGACTTTCGTTGCCACTCGCACGGGTGTCAGCTTTGAGGAAGTTCTCGGAGTATAATCTAAAGAGGTAACAAACCGATGGCAGACTTAATTCAACAACAAAATCCCCCAAAGACAGCTGATCGTACTATCGACAGATTCAAAAGCAGATTGTCTGGTGGCATCGCCAGACCTAATCTGTTTGAGGTTGTTCTGACTTTCCCCGATGGTGTAGTCGATCCTAGCGTAAATGATCTGGATTCCAAGTCCAGATTCCTGGTAAAAGGTGCAAACCTCCCAGCATCCAACATCACACCAATCACCATTCCTTTCAGAGGACGTAATCTTAAGATTGCGGGTGATAGAACATTCGATGTATGGACAATCACCGTTATCAACGATACTGACTTTGCAATCAGAGGTTCCTTCGAAAGATGGATGAACTCTGTTGCTAAGGTATCTGATAACTCTGGTAACACAGATCCACTGGATTATCAGACTGATGCTATTGTCCACCAACTCGGACGTGCTCCTGTAACTGGTGGTGCTGGTGCTCAAGAAAGTGCAACTGATCAACCCATTCTTAGAAGTTATCAGTTCCATGGAATCTTCCCAACTGCAGTTTCTGCAATTGATCTGAACTACGATAACACTGATGCTATTGAAGAGTTTACTGTTGAACTTCAAGTTCAGTGGTGGGAAGCTGTTGGAAACGGTGGTACTATTGCCTGATAAATAGTACAATAAACGCAAACTTTAAGATGGCAAGGTTGTTTGGTTTTTCGATTGAGGAAAACGACGATAAATCAAAAGGTGTAGTCAGTCCCATT